CGCTAAAAGGAAACAATGTGGATTCTACTGGTATTAAAGCAGTGTTTACAAGATGTATGCCGAAGAATTTGTTGGAGATATCACAGTGGGTATCAAATCTATGGGGAAAGGTAAGTAAGAAAACCTTGTTGTCTCAGATACCTTTTGTGGATAATGTTGATGAAGAACTTGCAGCCGTAGAAAAAGAGGCAGAAGAAGCTGCCACACGGCAACAATTAATTTTCGGCGGTAATCAGAATACACCGGTAGAGGATGATGAGAATGCCAAAGCTTAATTGCTGGGAACGTAGTCAGGTACAAAATATGTATGATTACATGCAGACGGCTGAAGATGTATCCGTAAAAATAGGAAAACTATACGGTAAAGCATTTGGATATATTAGCGCACTGCTTCATGAGATATATGAGAAGCATCAGACAAAGTATAAGTTGACTAATGATGAAGCGATACAACTGCTTTCCATCATGCAGGATAGGACGTCAATTTCTGAACTGATGGAAAAAATCAGGGAATCTAGTGCGAAGGATGAAAATCGAAAAGCCGTCCTTTCACAGTTGGAATCAGTGGCTTATAAATCAAGACTGGAGAGTTTACAACAGTTACAGAATCAAATTGATTATGTGATGGCTAATGTTTATCAGCAGGAGAAAGATTTCAATACTTCTCATTACGTAGATCTGGCAAATGAAGCATATTATAAAGGCATATATGATATGCAACAAATGACCAAGGCAGCATTTTCCTTTACTTATGTGGATGAAAAGACCATTGACCGTGTCATTCAAAGTAAATGGTCGGGAAAGAACTACTCAGACCGTATTTGGGATAATACAAAATTCCTAGCGCAGGATGTCAAAGAAGAACTGCTCATTAATCTGGTTACTGGCCGGACAAACAATGAAGTTGCTGATATCATTACAAACAAGTATCACATAGCAGCATTCAAGGCAAGGCGGTTGATACGAACAGAAAGTAATTATGTGGCAACTGAAATGAAAATGAAAGCCTATGAAGATGTCGGTGTTGAAGAATATAGGTATCTTGCTTCACTCGAACTTCACACGTCAGAGATATGTAGAAATATGGATGGCAAGATATTTCCTGTATCACAGAGAAAACCAGGTGTGAATTGTCCACCACTGCATCCGTGGTGTAGGTCGACTACAATTTCTGTAATTGGTGAGGATTTACTTGAGAAACTCCACCGTTCTGCGAGAGATCCTAAAACAGGACAGTTAGTAAATGAATCATTAGGTATGAATTATGTACAATGGCATGACAAATATGTGAAAGGGAAGACAAAAGTATAGGCATAAGAAGAAAAGAGGCATGCAGAGAATTCTGCGTGTTTTTTTTGGCCTTTTTGTTGCAGGCCTAAAAGAACAACTATGAATTTGGTTGCAGTGGCTTGGACTTATATGACTGAGCTAGGGCAGGAAGGAGAATGGAATGAAAGTCGTGAAGGAAAAGGATGTGATTAAATGACAAATTTGGAAAAGTTAAAGAAGCTTACCGGAGAGGGCGATGAGGAGTTGCTGTCTCTATTGCTGGAAGAAGCAGAGTCTTTTGTATTATCCTATACGAATCGTACAAAAATTGTAACGGGATTGGACAAAGCAATGTGTGATCTTGCAATGATTGCTTTAAATCGAAGAGGAACAGAAGGCGAAGCAAGTAGAAGCGAAGCAGGTGAGAGCTATACCTTTAACGATGCCCCGAAACAAGTCTATGATGTGTTGAATCGATTCAGATTAGTGAGGTGTGGTGGACATGCGAATGAAACAAAGCAGGTTGCAAACTTATCACCTTAGAAGTCGGGAAGTAAAGAAAGACAGTGAAGGTGGAACCAATACGGAATATGCCATCGCTGTTAAGTTTTCAGGAGAAGTATGGCCGGCAGATGGTAGGGTACAGGCAGAAATCTACGGAGAAAAGTTGACCTATGTTCGAAATGTACGTATTGATGGAACTTATGTAATTACCACTGACCGAAGCGGTATTGTTCATTATGTTTATTCGAATGGACTTGATATCGTGGAATCAGATGGGATGTGTCTATATGTAGATGCTACTGCAGAACCGGACTATAAGGTGCTATCTATTAAGCCATATCAACCGCTCAGATTGGAGTGTATCAAGCTATGATCGAAGGAATGGACGCACTTTTCAAAAAATTAGAGAAGTATGAAAATCTATCCCTTGAAAATCCGATAGGCAAAGCAGTCGACTATGTGCAGAGTGCAGCAAAGAACAGTTGCCCAGTGTATGACGGAAAATTGCGAGAAAGTATATTGACTGCAACGGAACAGCATGGTGATGAGCTATATGGAGTATGCTATACCAATACAGCGTATGCACCATATGTTGAAATGGGTACTGGCCCAAAAGGACAAAAGAATCATAATGGAATATCTACGAACGTTGAGGTTTCTTATTCGCAGTATCCTTGGTGGGTACATGAAAGTCAAATAAATCAGAGCGTTGCTGAAAAATACCGATGGTTTTGCATTGATACACCAGAAGGGAAATTTTATCAATGTTCCGGACAGGCTGCACACCCATTTATGTATCCGGCACTCAAAGATCATGAAAACGAAGTAACAAAAATTATTGGCGAGGACATAAGGAGGCAGTTGAAGTGAAAAATGTAAAAGATGAAGTTTATAAGGCTTTATCAAATGTATCTCCTTACGTGACGGACTCGTATCCATCCGATTGGGTGAATCTTCCGGCTATTCAATATATCGAAGATGAGAACAAGGTATATGAAAGAACCGGGAATACAGAAAATAAGGCATATGTCAGATATGTAATCGATGTCTGGCACAACAAGAGTACCACAGTTACAACATTAGCTGTGGATGTAAAAATTAGTGAGCTTGGACTGGTAAGAACGTCTTGTAAGGATGTACCAGATCCGAGTGGACTGAAACATAAACATATAGTGTATGAGGGAATTATTGATATGAACTCAGACATTGTATATTGGAGCAATTAAGAAAGGATGATAAGAATATGTTAGCAAATGGAGCAACTCTATCGTATAAGGAAAAAGGTGGCACAGGAGATTTTATTAATCTTCTAGGATTAAAGGATTTACCAGAAATGGGAACTAACCCAGAAAAGGTAGATAATACTTGTCTTACTGACAAGAACAAACAGTATGAGAATGGAATCGGAGATGCCGGAGATATGAAATACAAATTCAAGTATGATAATACTTCTGCAACATCACCATATCGTGTTATGAGAGCAGCCCAGGCTGCAAATAAGGTACTTTCATTCAAGGAGACCTTGGCAGATGGATCTGTAGCAGAGTATGATGCGCAGGTGTCTGTAAAGCGTACCGGTGGTGGTGTAAATGGTGTAATTGAGTTTGAATTATCAATGGCAGTACAGAGTAATTTCACGTTCACAGACCCAGCATAAGGAGGGGAAGATAGATGCCAGGATTAGATGAATCATTAGAGAAAAATGATACTGAAAAAAAAGTGACTAGTATTCAAAAAAACAAGAATAAGCGTAATCCATTTCATTATTGGACGGTTGCGGGCAATGAACACAAGATGAAACTTAATGCGTCCATGACCACAAAGCTGGAAGAGACATACCGGTCAAATATTACATCACTTGTAATGACGGATAATCCAACACTTGGTGTGATGCTTACGATTGCACAGGCAGCCATTGCTCCGTGGGAACATGGAACAAAGTACAATGATGTAGAGAATATGTACAATGCTTATTTGGATGAAGGAGGTAATATGCAGAATTTTCTTACGGATATTATCATTCCTACCTTGTGTGTATCTGGTTTTTTTACGGACAGCCAGATGGAAAAAATTCGATTGATGACCGAGGAAATGAAAGCGCTTGGTTAATATCAGATTACTTAGATCAACTTTATCCTTCGGCACTTGATTCCGGAATGACAGGCAGTGAATTTTGGGAGAGTTCACTGCCTGAAATTATTGATCGGATACAAAGTGCAGATCGAAAACGAAAACAGGAGATCGGAAATTTGTTTATGTTAGCTGAGATTATTTCTAATCGAATGTTCCGGGATAAAGATACACCAGCCGTAATGCCTTGGGATTATTATCCGAAGCTTTTTACAGAAGATAAGGCAAGTTACGAGGATCAACAGAGGATAAAAGAATTGGAAAATTATAAAGAAAAGCGTCGCAGGGCTATGGATCGATATAACTTTGCACGTTCAGGACAGGAGGTGATTGAATGAGCGATAAATCGCTAGAGACGCTGAAAGTTGTCATTGAAGGTGATGCGCAGCCACTAAAAAAAGAATTAAAGGACTTGCAAAAAGAACTTAATTCCGTGAACAAAAATATGGATGTTGGAAAAGAATTGCGCAACTCCATGAACAAAAGCATGGAAACGATGAAGCAATTCCGAGAACAGTCTAAAAAAATAAATGATAGTATCATGAACGCCTTTAAGCTTCCGGAAGGTGGCAAAGATTCATCTGATAAAAAATTGGATGCAATCCGTAAAGTATCGGATGAAATGAAAAAGAATCAGGATGCTTGGAAAGGTTCTATACAGCAGTCTGGCACTAGTGCATCGGATATTAGTGGTATGACAGTAGGAAGAATGTTCAAAACAGAGACGTTTAGTAACCAGTTTGCAAATTTTTCAAAGATGGTAAAGGACGCATGCTCAAATGCAGATTTTACTGGAATTGGGAGCATGGTGGAAATTAAGTTAAAGGAAGAACTAGATAATATCAAATGGAAAAATATACAAGATAGTTGCGATCATATTGCTAAATCAGTCGGAACGTTTATTAATGGATTCCTTGAAACAAATGGACTTGATAAGAGTATTGGCAAAACAATAGGTAAATCAATTAATACTGGTGTAGGAACTGTAAATACATTCTTAAAAACAGTTAAATTTACAGAATTAGGTACATTCATTGCAAATACAGCAAATAACGCAATTAAGACAACAGACTTTAAGCAGATAGGAGAAACTGTTGCAAATGGGCTATCAACAGGAATCAATACATGGGGGAGCTTTGTTACAACATTCAACTTGGATGAACTTGGAACAAAACTAGGTGATGCAATTAAAAAAGCTTTTGATCACATTCCGTGGAATGATGTAAAACAAGCATTTAAAGACGCATGTACTAATAACTTATCCAATTTAGATATTAACATTGGAGGAGTGAATGTTAAACCTGAAAAACCTGAAAAATCGGATATTAAGGATGATATAATTGATATATTTAAAGATGCAGTAAAATCATTTATTTCTGATAAACTGGCAAAATCATTTGGTAAATTATTTGGAGGCGATGTGGCAGGAAGCGGTGCGGCAGGAGGCGGTGCGGCAGCAGCAGGTGAAGCAGCAGCAGGTGAAGCTGCGGCAGGAGTTGGTGAAATTGCAGGAGGCGGTGCAGCAGCAACATTAGGATCAATTGCTGGGCCATTAGCAGCATGTTTGGCACTTGCAATAGCATTTGATTTTAAGATGCCAGACATATCAGATTTAAAGAAAAAGATAACTGAAATGAAAGCAAAAGTGCATGAATTTTGGGAGTTAGATGTTAAATTACCAGTGGGCATTTCTTGGATACAAAGAAGAAGGAAGTTACATCGTGGTGGAATGACAGCATAGCTCCTTGGTGGGGTAACAAAGCACTTGCAGTTGGACATTTCTTGGATACAAAGAAGAAGGAAGTTACATCATGGTGGAATGACAGCATAGCTCCTTGGTGGGGTAACAAAGCACTTGCAGTTGGACATTTTTTGGATACAAAGAAGAAGGAAGTTACATCGTGGTGGAATGACAGCATAGCTCCTTGGTGGGGTAACAAAGCTCTTTCGGTTGGACATTTCATTGAAACAAAGAAGAAGGATGTCACATCGTGGTGGAATGACAGCATAGCTCCTTGGTGGGGTAATAAAGCTCTTTCGGTTGATACATTTTTTTCTACTACTTTAGATACAGTAAGAGGATGGATTGGCAATGTGCAAAAATGGTGGAGTGATAATTTTCATCTTGAAATACCTAAGTTAAATTTTCATGTGGAATATCAAACTGAAGGACTTAATTTTTTTCAAAGATCGATTGTAAATGCACTTGACCTGAACGGATGGCCATCATTAAGTTTTTTTGCAAATGGTGGTGTGTTCTCTGGTGGAACATGGCATCCGGTGACAGCCTATGCGGGAGGAGGTATGCCTGCATCAGCGCAGTTATTTATGGCTAGAGAAGCAGGACCGGAACTTGTTGGTACGATTGGAAACCATTCAGCAGTTGTAAATAACGACCAGATTGTATCATCTGTGGCAAGTGGTGTGTACCGAGCAGTAGCAAGTGCAATGCTGGTGACAAATGCAAATAATAGTCAATCATCTGGCCAACCAATCTATGTATATGTAGGTGGAAAACAGATTACGGATTATGTAGTCAAGGATGTCAATAATCGGACACTTGCAACAGGGCAATGTCCAATCAAAGTATAAGGAGATAATGCTGTGTTACAAATTGATGGTGTGGTAATGCCGGAACCGAAGCAGAACGGTATTACCTTTACAAAAGAAAAAATATGGTCTAAGAATAACGTAAGAGCGACAAATGGGTCAATGATTGGGGATGTAATTGCAATTAAGACAAATGCGCAAATCACATGGGGTATACTTAGTGGTGAGCAGGTTGCGATGCTGGATGCAGCATTGGAACCTGCTTTTATTTCGGTCTATTTTAAAGACCCAAGGTTAAATGCTTATACAACCAAGAAGTTTTATGCAGGAACCCCTTCCTATCCGGTCTATTCTTATGCAAATGGGATGCCGGAATATATAGGAGTCGCCGTAGATCTAACCGAACAGTAAAGGAGAACAGTATGTTAAGTAAATCAAAAACAATCAGTGTGAACGGGAGCAGTTCTGTAACCATGGATGGAAAAGATGTGGTTGCCATGACCATGAATGCATCCATGAACGAGAATGGTTCTTTTAGTATCAATAAATACATCCAGAACAAGGAAGTGTACATTGCCAACAAGGACAGTGTAGATACAGACTATACCTCATTTGAGACCTATGCAAATGATCTGCTGGAGGTGTAAGCTATGAAGAATAGTGAAATCAATATGTCTTTTCTGAACATGCAGGGCATTATCAGCCAGGGTGGAAAGAAAGATAAGACCAAATATCCAATAAAATTTAGTTTTGCACTTACGAGAAATTTGAAACTGCTGGAACCATTGCAGAAAGATTTTGAGGAAGAAAAAGCGAAGCTGCTGGATCTGTATAACGTTAAA